TTAATGACTGCGGGAACTACTAACATGTTATGGCACAAGCAGAAGTTTAATAACAACCCAAACACATTTGCTATAGCTACAGGGGGGTTCTTTGTAGCAGTAGGAATAGCCTACAAATTTTAAATAAATAAATAACAATGGATAAAACAACAATAAGAGGTAGAGTAGTTAAGATTAAAAAACTTGAAACTATTAAAACCAAAAAAGGAAATGATTTTACTAAACAAGAAATTTTAGTAGATCAAAACAGAAACTACAACTCAGAAGTATGTTTAGTATTTCTAGGAGATAATGTAGATCACGTTAGAAAAATAAACGAAGGAGAAGTTTATGAGTTCTACATCAATGTAAGCAGTAGAGAATACAATGAAAGACATTACACTACTGTAGACTGTTGGAGAGCTGTTCAGCTCAATCCAGAAGCACCAGCTAAAGAAGAAAAAGGTTTTGTTCCTGTAGGAGAAGAACAATCTGACTTACCGTTTTAATGATCACAATTTATGTTTGCTATATCATATCCCATCTACTAGCCATAGTATTTGGGATGTGTTTATTTAAGATCTGGGAAACTATAAAGCAATGAAGATATTAAATTTATAAAATGAAAGAAACTTATTTACCTTCTATTTATTATGAATGGTGCAATGATATAACATTTAAAGACATTGCTAATAATGATTTAAAAGTTCCTAAACAGATGTTTACTGACTGGGTAAGAGATTTTATAAATGATGCAAAAAGGAGAGCTGAAGCAATAGAAGAAGAAATACTAACACCTGAACAAGTTATTACTGCTATTAATTATTTTAAATATCAAGAATGTAAAATAGCACACTTTAAAATTATACATAACGAATTAAAAATTAAAAAAAATTCATCAGCACAATTATTTAAAAAAGAAATTAAAAGATTTGAGAGATTAAAAGATTTGATTATTTAATTAAAAAACAAATGTTTAAAACAAAAAACAAATATTAACACGATTGTTGATAATGTTATGATACATTAGCAATGCTTGGTCATCACCTATAAAGTGATGGCATACTCAAAACAATACCAAAATAGGGGAAACAAATACAAGGCTATTAAGCAAAAGTTTAATGGCAGAACCTATCATTCTAAAAAAGAAGCTGCTTATGCAGCACAGTTAGAACTAAGAAAACTAGCTGGAGAAATTAAACACATCAAACCACAACACAGATTACAACTCTATGTAGAGGGTAAACTTATTTGCAATTACTACATAGATTTTAAGGTAACCAACTTTGACAACACCACTGAACTAATAGAAGTTAAGGGATTTGAAACTGATCTATGGCGATTAAAATGGAAGCTAACAGAATCACTTCTCTATGCTGGAAAGATAGAAGGAGAACACCCTGACACAACAACTTTAATATTGGTTAAATGAGTGATGAAGAAGTTTTAGATAAGTTATATAGGTATCATACTTCATGGGTTATAATGGCTGAAAGATTAATGCCAGCCTTTTATCCAATGACAGCAGAAGATATAGTTCAAGAAATATATTTAAAAATTTATCAAGAATTAAGAATCAATAAGCTCTCTTTTACGAATGTAATAATAGACGATCATCCCAACTATGCTATCATGTACACTAAAATTAGAAATGAGATAGCAGACATGATGCGGTCAGATAAACCAAGTAGTCCAATTAAAACAGATATAACAGATGAAGAAGAAGAAAGTGCAGCAGCCTTTTATGAAAAAGTTGATGGAGTTATTGAAAACTTTCAATGGTTTCATAAGAAACTTTTCAAACTATATAGCAAAGAGTTTAGATCAATTAGGAAACTTTCTAAAGCTACGAAGATAAGTTATAAGACAGTATTTAAAACTGTCAAAGAATGTAAAGAAGAAATAAAAAAAAAGATTAATGGAAAGTAAAGGACTAGGAGATACCATAGATAAAATTACTACAGCTACAGGTATTAAGAAAGTAGTTAAATGGATAGCTGGAGAAGATTGTGGATGTGAACAGCGTAAAGAAAAACTAAATAAACTTTTTCCTTATTCAACTAACCAGAAATGCCTTAATGAAGAAGAATACAATTGGCTGGATAGTTACATGTCTGAACACAGGTCTGTAATAAGCAGAGATGAACAACACAAGATGCTTGAGATTTACAACAGAGTATTTCAAGCTAAAAAACAGACTTCTTCTTGTGGCTCATGCGTAAAAGAATTATACAACACTTTAAACAAATTATATAAAGCTTATGAATCAGAAAGTTAGAGAACAACCTAAAGCTAAACTATTAGAATACCTAACTAAACACGAACAAGAACTAAGTAAAATATTTAAAGACAATAAACAAAATGGAAAACAATCTTCTTAATCAAATATCATTCTTATGCGCTATAACTCCCAATGATGCTGATTTAGGTGCTAAGATCAGAGAAGCATACAGTTCAGCAATGGAACAAATGGAAACACCTGAAAGAACCTGTGATATAGATGATGAAGATTGTATTAGTTGTGGAGCTTGAAACAGATTAAAGTTATATCAAAAGTATTGAATGGTAAACTAATTAGAAACAGAGCCAAAGTAAAACAAGCAATACAAAACTTTGAAGGAAAAGAAATAGAACTAATAGTGAGAAGAAAAACAAACCATAGAAGCAACCAACAAAACGCTTACTATTTTGGAGTTGTTATTCCTATGACTATACAAGCAATAGAAAACGAATGGGGAGAAGTATGGGATATAGACAAAACACACAGTCTATACAAATCAATGTTTCTGTATGAAGAAAAAGTAAATCCAGAAACAAGTGAAGTAATTAAAGTACCTATTTCATCAACAGAAAATACAACCACTAAACAGGAAGTATTTCATACACAATGTAGAAACTTTCTAAAGGAGTGGTTTAATATAGAAGTACCACTTCCAAACGAAGAAATAATTTTTGATTAATCAAGTTTTTTCAAGATGAGCAAACATGGAGGTAAAAGAGAAGGTTCTGGTAGAAAGGCAAAAGCTGATGAGATAGAGTTAATAGAGAAATTAACTCCTTTACATGATTTGGCAATGGATGCACTTAAAAAAGGTTTAGAGAATGGGCAATATCAATTTGTGCAATTATACATGAGCTACTACTACGGAAAACCAAAAGAAACAAAAGATATAACAGTAAATAAAGACTTGCCACTGTTTATTGATTAGATGATACCAGAAAGAACAACAGCAGTAAAAAGGTTAAGAAAACTTAATCAAAGAACTAAGATTGTTAGAGGGGGATCAAGTGCTGGAAAGACAATAGCAATACTTTGTATTTTAATTGACTATGCCTTAAGACATAAGAACAAAGAAATAAGTATAGTTAGTGAATCTATTCCACATTTACGCAGAGGTGCTTTAAAAGACTTCTTAGGTATAATGAAAGGTCTGAATAGGTACAGGGAAAAAGAATTTAATAGAAGCACTTTAAAATACGAATTTTGGACAGGTTCTTACATAGAGTTTTTTTCAACAGACCAACCAGATAAACTAAGAGGAGCTAGAAGAACTGATCTATATATTAACGAATGTAACAATGTACCATTTAGCAGTTATCAAGAGTTAGCAATAAGAACTTCTGAGAGTGTATGGTTAGATTATAACCCAACATCATTATTCTGGGTAGACAAAGAATTAATAGGTCAATCTGATACAGACTTTATTACACTTACTTACAAAGACAATGAATCACTTCCAGAATCAATAGTAAAAGAATTAGAGAAAGCAAGAGTAAAAGCAAAGACTTCAAGCTATTGGAAAAATTGGTGCAGAGTTTATTTAGATGGTGAAGTAGGAAGTTTAGAAGGTGCTTGCATACCTGACTGGAAAGAGATTGACATGATACCAGAAGAAGCTAGATTGCTTTGTGCTGGTTTAGACTTTGGTTATTCTATAGACAGCTCTGCTATGTGCTTATTGTACAAATACAATGACAGCTACATATTTGATGAAGTACTTTACAAAACAGGAATGCTTAATAGGGATATATCCAATTTTATAAAGAATAATAATATTGACTGTTATGTTTATGCAGATTCAGCAGAGCCTAAATCAATAGCAGAAATAAGATTAAGTGGAGTAGATGTTTATCCAGTAACTAAAGGCAGAGATTCTATTGTATATGGTATCAATCTAATTAATCAGAATGAAGTATTTGTAACACACAGAAGTAAAAACCTAAAGAAAGAATTAGAGGGCTATATCTGGATGAAAGATAAACAGGGCAACAGTTTACAGAAGCCAAATCCTATGACAGGAGATCATGCTATTGATGCTGCTAGGTATGCAATGATGATGGTTTTAGAGAATCCAAACAGAGGAACTTACTATTTATATTGAGGGATACACAACTATATAAAGGAGATTGCTTAGAAGTAATGAAAACAATACAAGACAAAAGTATTGATGCCATCATTGCTGATCCACCTTATGGAACTATTGCTTGTAAGTGGGATAGTGTTATAGACTTTGATTTGATGTGGGAACAACTAAACAGAATTATAAAACCTAATGGTGCTATTGTTCTATTTGGTTCTGAACCTTTTTCAAGTGCTTTAAGAATGAGTAATATTAAAAATTATAAGTATGATTGGATTTGGGATAAAGTAAAGCCTTACGGGGTGTTCAATGCTAAATTAAAGCCTTTAAAAAGGTGTGAAAATATACTTGTTTTTAGTTTAGGGTTTACAGCAAATGGAAGTAAAAAAAATATGCCTTATTACCCACAAATGAAAGACGCTAAAAAGGAAAATATTAGACCAATAAATAAAGGCAGTAACAATACAGACTTTATTAATGGTAAAAGAAATAAAAAAGTTATAAATAAATCAGATAAAAACTATAATCCCAATAAGAGGTATCCTGACGGTGTTATAAAAATATCCTCCTATCAAAAAGAAACCAATTCTTTAAATAGAATACACCCAACACAAAAACCTGTTGAATTAATGGAGTATTTAATAAAAACATACACAAATGAAAATGAAACAGTCTTAGATTTTACAATGGGTAGTGGTTCAACAGGAGTAGCAGCAAAAAATTTGAACAGGAACTTTATAGGCATAGAGCAAGATGAAAACTATTTTAACATTGCAACAGATAGAATTAAAGCAGTAGAATACAAATTGTTTTAAAACGTGGATATCATTTTAACCTTTTTTACGAATTAATAATATGAAGCTAACATTAAACATCCCAGAAACACTAAG